TACTACCTTAACAATCGATCATAAAATTGAAATTAAAGATATGCTGTATGATATAACACAAAAAATAAATGGTCTCAAAAAATATAAAAAGGACTATTATTTGAATAATAGCAAGTATATATTTGATTATTTTGAAAATAAGAAGGATGTTTCTTTGAATAATAATAAGACCAAATTATTAAACAATTTTTTTAAGATTAATTCTGAGAATGATGACACACAGACTACTATAATAAATAAAGACAGTGTTCAAAAATACTTGTCAAATATGGATGAATCTTTTATTAATTTAAATAAGTTTATCGTAGAAACTGACATTTGTCAATACTGTAAAAAAGGCGAATTAATTCCGATTGACCATGAAGGTATTCTAGTTTGTAATCAGTGTCATAAACATATTCAATATTTGGTTGAAAATGAAAAATCGGCGTATAAAGAACCACCAAAAGAGGCTTGTTTTTATGCGTATAAACGAATAAACCACTTTCGCGAAATATTGGCACAGTTCCAAGCGAAAGAAACAACTCAAATCCCAGAAGAAGTGTTAGAAAATATTAAAAATCAAATACGCAAGGAACGCATTGAATTGTCGCAATTAAACAATAAAAAGGCAAAGGATATTCTTAAAAAGTTGGGGTATAATAAATACTACGAGCATATACCATTCATCAAGGATAAATTAGGCATCAAACCACCAGTCATGACTCCCGAACTAGAGGAATCTTTATGTAATTTATTTATGGAGATTCAAGGTCCATATGCGAAATTTTGTCCAGACGATCGTGTCAATTTTTTGAATTATTATTATACTGTATATAAATTGTGTGAATTGCTAGATCAGCCGCAATTTTTACCCTATTTCCCCATGTTAAAAGACCGCGAAAAACGCATTGAACAAGATGAAATCTGGAAAAAAATATGCGAATCGTTGGATTGGGAATTTATACCTACGATTTAGATATGTATCACGACGCCACATAGCGACTACTGATACGCATAATTATTTATTTTTATTTCCTCTTGGCAAAATAACAATAACAGTAGCAATAACAGCAACTTTATCTACCGTAATTTAAATGTTCAATTGCGTAGTCATTATCGTCCATAATACACGTTAAATATTGTGGCAATTTGTAATAGTATAATGACTCGTATGTTCTACAATGGTCACATCCATCATATTTCTTGAGATATTTTTGGGAAAGTCTATGGCAATAACAATTTGGCAATACATATTGATTATAACAAAATTCGTCATATATCTTCTGTTCATAGATCAAATATGATTTATATTCGCTTAAAGCATCATGTACAAAATCATTGCTTATATAACGCTGAATCATAAATATCAATTCTCTCGGCAACCTCCTTTCAAATAACACTAGTGGTGAGTTCATATTATAACTTGATACAATATCAATCTTGTCAGAATGAAAATCAATTTTATTTGTATAACAATATAAGTGTGTGTATAAAATATAAGTGTGTGTATAAAATATAAGTGTGTGTATAAAATATAAGTGTGTGTAAAAAATTATATAATATTTACATGTATTATATAATGTCGGAGCTATTCAAAGACCAATTAGTATTATTCCTAGTCATGTTTGTAATCGGTGTTGTATTCAATGATATGAATATGATGGCGTATAGATTTAATGACATTTATTTATCATTAACACTTATATATAGCGGATTATTTATGGCATCTAATATGATATGGGGACATCAAATTGTTCATTATATAACTATGGGACATTTTAATGCGAAGATTTTTAGCATTGGTGTTTTATTAAGCATTGGATGTGTTCTTTTATTGCGAAATCAAGTATTTGTAAATGCTACACAATGGCTAAGACAAATGATAGGACATCATTCATCGGCGATAACATCCACAACGCTATTATTAGAAAACGATGATAACTTTAAATATGATAGTTATTTATTTACATTGGCTAAAAATATAGAATATCAACAAGATAGAGAAATATTAATGATGAAAAACATGCTATAAGCATATTATAAGCATATTGTACGCATATTGTACGCATATTATAAGTATGTTATAAACATGTAGTTTTAAAAATGGCGCTTGTAACTAAATATGGATCGCAGTTAGCACTAGGTCGTCTATCTTCAAAATACCCCTTCTTATTTTTAATTGTTTCGTTTCCTCTTCTTACAGAAGCACCTCTGTTTGCCACACCATCTGTAAATACATTATAGGAGGCGGTTTCATGCTTACCAGTCATACGTTCCTCATTACCACTTCCATATACTTTCATATGTTCTTGATGATTTTTTGATAATTTACCAATAGCTTCATCTATATAATCTAATCCAGTCTTCTCATCAGTACCTTCTCTCATATTTTTAGTGCTATAATTTGTATGACATCCGGACCCATTCCAATCTCCCTTTAATGGTTTTGGACTAAGATCGATTTTTACATTATGGATTTCTCCAAGGCGCTGTAAAATATACCTTGCGGTCCATAAATGATCACCGGCATCAATACCTACACATGGTCCGATTTGAAATTCCCATTGTCCCGGCGCAACTTCGGCATTTATACCGCCTATTTTAACTCCAGCAAATAAACACATTCTAAAATGTTCGTCTATAATTTTTCTGCCAAACGCATTTTCGCATCCAACACTACAATAATATTGTCCTTGTTTGCCCGTTTCATCGAATCCAAGAGGTTTATTTGTAGTCGGATCAATTAAAAAATATTCTTGCTCTAGACCAAACCACGGTTCTTCCTCTAACTTTTCATTAAATATCATATCAGCTACAATACGCGTATTGTTATATAGTGGTGAACCGTCTGGCAAATATGTATCACATAAAACAATATAATCGAATGGTAGACCGAATGGATTATTAAATAATGCCTTGGGTTTGATAATTACTTCTGACTCACGCCCAGTAGCTTGACCAGTAGAACTACCATCGTAATTCCAATCTGGAATATCATCAATATTTATAGCAATGTTTACATTATCAAGCACTCTCGTTTTACTTCGAAACTCGTTATTACCACCTAGCCATATGTACTCAACAACCGTCATTATACAATAATTGTAAAATATTCTTTAAATGTTTACAATTAGTTAAATAATAAATATTTCAGAATTAATATTTATTATACAAATTAACGATCAACGATCAATGATGAACGATTAATTGATTGTTCTAAAACCCACCTGGGAATCTAACGAGATTGGCACCAATACCGAATCCAGCACCAGAGCGAGCACCGACCGCTAAGCTGGGAACATAGGTATCGAGAATGCTGAATGTGGCAGCCGCAGTTAAAGCAATAAGGGCAACCTCATCCAAGTTGAGACCTCTCTTGGGGATGGCATATGCCGCGATAGCGACCATCAAACCTTCAACAAGGTATTTAATGGCTCTCTTGACTAATTCACCTAAATCTAACATACCTCCTAACATTATATATAATTTGAAAAGAAAAAATAATTGTTTGAAATAAAATGAATTGAATTTAAACACATAATATTTATAGTTCGTAAAAACACTTAAATATTAATAGGATATATATTTTATAATGAGTTTTTCTAAACCTATCGTTTCTAATAATCCACTCTCTTCAAACATTCCATCGGCAAATGTTAACTTAAAAACAAATCCAGACGGTACCGAAAATGCTAAATATGTTGACTTGTTGGACGAAGACAAACCAATGGCTGGACAAAAGTTTGTCTGCTTGTCTTTCATTTCTCCAGAGCATATTCTAAAACAAAAGGACATGTTTTTATTTGAGCAGTTTATTAAGACTTGGGATTTTAGCAAATCTATGGAAAAGTTCACCCAATTTTTGAATTTCGTATCCTTCAAGTACCATATTGAGTTTGACAAGCTTACTAAAGATTTCCAAGAGTTTACTAAGGATGAGCGTGATAACTTGATCAATACTAGCATTGAAGACGATTATAAGAACTTCTTAGATGAACACGAAGACCGTCTTGAGAAGGAATTCGGCGAGAAGCATTCTTTCCAAACATCTATTCGTGGTATCAAGGTTCGTGGTGTTTTTCCTACTCAACAAGAGGCTGAGCTCAGATGTAAGATGTTGAGACAAAATGATCCTAATCATGACGTTTATGTTGGTCCCGTTGGTATTTGGGTTCCATTCCACCCCGAAGCCTATAAGACGGGTCGTGTTGAGTATATGGAAGAAACGCTAAATGAATTGATGAGTGAAAAGAAGAAGAATGAGGACAAGGCAAAAGATGAATTTGACAAGCGTGTCAAGGAGGCCAAGGAGAAGGCGATTGAGGATAATAAGAAAAAGGCACTTGAATCTGGTAATAAGCTAACACAAACAATTAATAAGAACGGTGACTTGGTTTCAGTAGCCAATATGAATACACAAGAGACGGCTATGGGTGAAAACGCCACATTGGATGATGTAAAGAATGAATTATTTGAGGGTGATAATATCGTTACTAGTACAAATAATGACAGAGGGTTATCTGCGTTGGGAGCATAAATAATAACATAACTTTTGAATAAAGATTAGTATTTAATAAATTATTATCAAAGATATTGTAAAAATATGAAATGATATAATTGTAAAAATGATATAATTGTAAAAAATTATATCATTCAAATGGTAAAGGGTACAGACGAACAAGAAGCGACTAAGCGTGAATTGTATAATAAAATACAAGAATATAAGGCAGAAATTACTGAATGTAAAAAGAAAATAGACGCTATTGACCTTCAAATCATACGATCATGTGTCGCGCAATATGGCGCACATCATTTTGAACTAGAAGTAGAATGTTCTTTATACGGAGAATCGTATCACATTTGTAAAAACTGTGGTTATGAGTGTTAACATTAGCATTCATCTAAACCACATCATCCCAATTATTTAAATCGTCGTCTGGTAATTGAATAGCACTCGTGAAATCAGTGGATATGTCTTTTGCCGTAATTTTTTCCTCCAACTTTTTATGCTTTTTCAATGCTTTGAATAATTGTAGTCTATTATGTAATACTAACTCACGATCTTTAATATAATTCTCATTTTTCGATTTGGAATCCATAATAGATTCAAATTCAGTCGTCAAAGCTTGTTTTGTTTCGATCAATGTTAAATACTCTTCGTCCATCGCAATTTTTATTTTCGACCATTCACTCAATTTTTCCTTCACATCTTGATGTTCCCATAAGTCCTCCTTTGTATGCGGTCCCAATATATCCATTCTATATTCTATTTTATTATGTAAATTGGCGTATTTCTCTCTCAAGTTGTGTATTCTTTCCTTTTGTTCATCAAATTTGTAATATTTCGAAACCGATAATATAAGACTTATATAGGTAGATATTGTAATTCCGGATACGGATACAAGTGCCTCTGCCGTTTCAAAATAATTTTTTGTGGACTGTAAAAATCCAGACACTGTTGACAAAACAATGACCGATATTTGAATATAATTAATATATGTATTGAGTTCACTATATTTAATATCCAATAATCGCTTATTTGATTTGCATTCTTTTAAAATAAACATATTATTGTTAATCAGTGCCTTTATTTCATTCTGAAAAATAACAAACTCTCGTGTCTGCTTATAATCAGTTTTATCATTATCATTATTTTGATCCTTTGATGTTTTTATAGGTGCCGCTGCGGCTGAGGTTGCGGCTGTAGTAACCGATGGTTTATTCTCAATTGGCTTTTTTTTCGTAAGGTCGACTGCTGGTTTAGTTATTGCGGTGGATGATACTTTTTCACTAATGTCTAAATTAATAACACTATTCGTTGGAATATCGTCTACATTATTTGTTGCTGATAGTTCAGGTTTTGTATTTTTACTCATTATATATAATAATACAAAAAAAATTATTCTGTTTTTATTGCGAATTTAATAGTCCTCATTATACTGACATACTTACATACTTACCATTTACTCTTTTTAACTTGTATTTTCGGACCAGCCCCACGTTTTTGAGCACTATTTGGATCATATACTTCATCTTCTTCATCACTATTGATATCCTTTGACAATTCCCAAAATTCTTTCGATCCCAATCTAAAATTGCTATGATTTTGCGCCTTATACCAAAAAATCTGATCTTGTAGTTTATTCGATTTGGCATTATTGTTGATAACCAAACATTCAAAATTTTCAGTACACTGGTCCATTACTTGACAAAATGATTCAAATGTTGGAAACATACCGGCATAGTTTTCCCAAATACGCTTTCTGTTCGCAATATATGGCTCTCTTAGAATAAATACATAATCAATATTTGTTCTTAAATTTGGCGGTATACCTAGTGGGTATTGCATTGTAATAATCAACATAATCTTCCAATGACGACCGTTCATAAATAATAGTCTCATCAACTTATCCTTTGTCCACTTGTTATCGTATAAACAATCATCTAAAATGACAAATGCCCTAGGATCTATATTCGTTCGCTTATAAGCATCCATCTCCTTTTTCACTTGTTTCAATACTGTTTTTTGTCGTTTCAATATATTTTCTATAATCCCACTATTATATTCATCATGAATAAATAATTTTGGGACATGCTCACTAAAAAAACCGTTACCAGCTTCCGTACCAGAAATCACAGTTCCTATCGGAATATCTTGATGATAATACAATAAGTCTCTTACTAAGAAACTCTTTCCCGTGTCTCTTCTTCCAATTAAAACTACGACCGGACCCTTATTTTCGTCTGGTCGAAAGCTAATATTTTTCATATCAAATTTTTTCATATCCAACGACATGATTAACTTCTAAACAGAAAAAAAATATAAATGAATTACGAAAAATAAGTTTAAATGAATTATTATATTTACTTTAAGAATAATAAAGAATGAACTTTTCATTGTATTATCGAAAAAACAAAAACGATGAATTGTTTCGCCGTTTAGAAAACTCTACCTTAGGTTTAGAGAAACTACAAAACTATGTGCCATTGTATGAAAAATTCTTTTCACTTAACTCATCCAATTTTAACAGCATTAATTTAAATCAAAAATATTATCTTCATTCCATTAACGAAGAGGTAGATACACACTCATTGGAGGTAAATGTAGCCGATAATTCAAACAATTTGCTGAAGAGAAGTGTTTTTTGTAAATTTTCCCCTTTATTGGATCCGCTTAAATATCTAACTGGCAAATATGACCTATCTGGAAACTCAGCTATTACCTTGCCACAATTTAATACTAGTAATGCTTTTCCTAAATTACTAGACAAAAATAATACCGCATATGTTGATGCGTTTTTTACCTATTTATCTAGTCAATTATTACACAATTATGATTTTTTAAATAGTATAGATTATTATGGTGCGTTTATATGTCAGCAAAAGAAATTTATTTATAATATTGCTGATGATATAGATTACTTGAACGAAAATGACTTTTTCCATGAAACTAAAAATCGTTATTATGCGATTGAAAACGATGAGCATAGTAAAATATTTAATATAGATTCTCGCACAAATAAGAAAAAGCTTATGATTAATGACAAACTAGATAAAATAGAGTTGGATACATTTTCAATGGATGATTTTGTTGTTTTTTCTAATGCGGAACCCGAACAAACACCACTTTCTCAAGACACTTTATCTGGTAAACCACCGTCGACCTCATTACAAATTATAGATTTGAGTGATGTTTGTATTTATAATCATATGTTAAAGAAATCAGCATCTATATCTTCGGCTTCTACATATAGTTCCAAGTCGTCTAATACATCTGATGGAAATGAAGGTGAACATAGCGGTGATGAACATTCAAATGATGATGATGATGGTGATGCGGATGGTGATGATGGTGATGCGGATGATGGTGATGCGGATGGTCGTGATGCTGCTGATCATGATGATGATGACGATGAAGACGATGAAGACGATGAAGATGATGATGACACTGGCGATATATATTGTTCTATTTTCAATTTTCCAGTACAAATGATTACATTGGAAAAATGCGAAAATACACTCGATTATTTGATGGAAGAAGATTTGTTGGAAGAAAACGAATGGGTTTCTTGTTTATTCCAAATTATTATTAGTTTATCTGTATTTCAAAAAGCATTTTCTTTTACACATAATGATTTACACACAAATAATGTCATGTATATTCCAACAGAAAAACAATTTTTATATTACACATTTAACAATATTACCTATAAGGTTCCTACTTATGGCAAAATATATAAAATAATCGATTTTGGTAGAGCTATCTACAAGTTTAATGGACAACTTATGTGCAGTGATAGCTTTCATCCAAAGGGTGATGCCGGTTCCCAATACAATTGCGAACCTTATATGGACGAAAATAAACCTCGACTAGAACCAAATCCTAGTTTTGATTTATGTAGACTAGCATGTTGTTTATATGACCATTTTGTAGAAGATATATTTGAAGCTGAAGATATTATTAAGACAAATAAATTAGCCAGCATCATTAACGATTGGTTAATCGACGATAAAGGCAGAAATATTTTGTATAAGAATAGCGGGGAAGAGAGATATCCAGAGTTTAAATTATATAAAATGATAGCAAGAACTGTTCATGGTGCTATTCCATCCGCCCAGTTAGGAAATGAATTGTTTAAAAACTACATTACCAGTAAGAAGAAACTCAGTAAAAATGCTAAAATTATGAATTTGGATAGTATTCCCAATTTTCAATAATTTATGCTAAGTAAAGTAACTATGTAAGTTTAACTGATTTATGATTTTTATTATTTATCGAAATAATAAAAATTTATTCATGGTTTATTCATGTGTTATTAATTACAATAGTAGTAGCAAAGTTGTTATCTAAATTTAAAAAGACGGATTATCAACGAACGCCATTGTCGTTTTTCCACCAGTTTTAACATCTGTGATATTGCTATCAAATTGTGAATATAAATAGATTCCAACTACCGACGCAAAATATACAAATAATGATTCTTTTATCACTACTTTTAATGGTTTCTTTTCATCATCTGGCACAAACTTCATTTCTAAGAATTTAAATAAGAAAAAAACTGTTGATATGGCTAAAGCATATATAAGTACTTCTGTCATTTACAATACACTAAAATAAAGTTTCTTCTATTTTTACGAATCTTTTTACATATTTGTCATACTTTTAAAAAAGCATGTTTTCTAAAAGTATAATTATCTATTTTGCCATACTTTTTCTAAAAGTATAATTATCTATTTTGCCATACTTTTTCTAAAAGTATGTTTCTAAAAGTATAATTATCTATTTTGCCATACTTTTTCTAAAAGTATGTTTCTAAAAGTATGATTATGCCAATATTTCAATTTCTTCCAAACCTAGTGGCACCTTATTTATTTGCTTTGGTCTTTCTAAATCATGTATATCCATATCGGTTAAACTGATCTTTTCGCCTATTTTTAGCCTATCATCGTCATCATCATCACTATCTGAGTGCTCATCTAATTTCCTAGAATCGTTCCTATCGCGACTAATCTGTTCCAATCGTTCCATCGTTTTAGGAGCTAAAATATCTTCCATCTTTTTATTAATTCCAATAGCATTATCTATATCATTAAAACGAAGTTTGTCTTTTTTCGGTTCATTTTCTAACGGCTCTATTTCCATATTTGCTCGTTTTATGTCCGCCTCGTCACTTTGTGTTTTATCCTCATCCGTCTTGTCTTCCTCTTCCACAACTGGTTCGGTTGAAATAATTTCCTCACTTTCTTCTACTTGAGTATCATCCTCAATTGTTTCATCCAAATACACCTTTAAAATATTCTCAACTGGAATATTCTCTCTAATCGTATTTAATATTTGCTCTCTAATTATCAATTCCAATTCGCGATTATGTTTTTGTATTTGAAGAGGGCTTATATTTTTCTCAAACAAATAAATATTGGTATATATTTTTCTCGCCGCGTTTATGTATATTTTATGAACAAAATCAGTCAATGTGGGAATATTAATATCAATCTTCTTCTGCTTATTACCAACTCGCATACATGTCAAACTTTTTAATTGAATAATGTGAACACAGCTGATTAAATCAGTTAAATATCCACACTTGCTCTTTTCCACAATTCTATTCGTTTCCGCCGTCACAATTGCTGGATTCCACTTAGGAATGCGTACTAAAAAATTCTGATATGTCATTAAATATTTCTCTAATTCGTCGTTTTCCTCACATAATTTCCACGATTCATCGAATATAGATTTAAATCCCTCTATTACTAAAGGTGTAAGAATGTTAATTAAACGCGCGCACCACTCGTTTCTAGACTCTTGTAAACTTGATACTGAATAGTCGTCCATTTACATAAAAGAAATATTTTCTAATGAGTAATCTAAACGCTTTAATACGAAATTTAATATACATGCCATCAATAATCGCTCTTCTCTAAATTCCCCCTTTATCTTTTGAATAAATACTAAATATTCGTATTTTTTTATTTCCTCTATTTTCAATTCTTTAATATATTCAACCAAGTCTAAAGCGCTATACCCCTTTTCATACAATGTCTCACTTATTTCAATCACATTGCCCTCTTTTATTTTGTCAAACTCAGTCTTAAATTTTGTCCGTTTTTGTTTGTCATATTTTAAAACTGAAAAACATGCGTCTAAATTGTATCTATGTAAATTAACTTCCTTGCCATTTATTAGTGGTTCCGGTATAAATATCTCGCAGAATCTAGACAAAATTGGCTTTAACAATTTATACTTGTCATCCACTATAATAAAAAACCTTGTCGAGTGACTAAATAACTCGATACATCTTCTTAATGCGGATTGCGCATCTATTGTGAGTTTGTCAGCATTCAATAATATGATACTCTTAAATATGTTTCCGTCTTGTAGATTTATATTTGTTCTTGCGAAAAATTTCAGCTCTTCGCGTATGAATTTGATGCCTTTTCCATGAGCACAATTTACTATCATGACATAATTCTTCATAAAGTTGGTTTCATTTTTATACACTTCTTTCAAGAAATTAAATAATAGCGTCTTCTTACCAGAGCCGGTTGTACCGTGAAATATCAAGTTAGGTATCTTCTTGTTCTCTATAAAATTGTTTAATTTTTCTACTATATTTTCATGGATAGTTAATGACATAATACATTATTTATGTCATTACCTTTTAATTCTTTTATTAACT